CAAAAAGAGCCACAGAATTAAATGAAAGAAATCCAGCAATAGTATCTTTGCCAGAACCCTTTTTTCCAGAGAACCCAATTATTTTTTGTATCACAGCTTTTCCATAATAGGGAGTAAAAAACTTTTAACATCATCCACACTCATCTCACCAATATCTTTAAAGCCATTAGGCAATTTTGGCTTAATTATTTTAAACATTCTACCAAGAGAAGATTCTATATTATTGCCAGCTTTTAAACCAGCCTCATCTGAGTCAAATAACAAAATTAAGTACAAAGCTCCAGATGACTCTAATAAAATCTGTTGTGCATCTGTTAAAGATGATCCAAATACAGCTAATGAATTTTTAATTCCAGATTCAGAAATTCTCCAAACATCTCCTGGTCCTTCTACCAGTATGGCAACGCCAGTTTTTTTAATGGATTCAATTGCAAAATTATAATTGTATAAATAGTCTTTTTTAGAAAATCCTTTGTTGTGACACCACTTAGACATATGAACATAACCATTGCAACTAGCTTCTTGTTCATGATAGTGTTTACATGCCTCACACTTTTTATACTTTGTTCTTCCTGTGAAACCGACTATAAACTTTCCATCTGTGTCATACACTGGAACAACTACCCTATCTTTAAATATCCCAACAGAAGAATTAGATTCTCCTATGTCATAATTATTTAAACATTCTTCAGTGTAGCCCATAGAAAGATAATACTTAGATGGTATTGACAAGCTTGATCTTACAGAAGTCTTACTCCACTTATCTTGTTTTTCTTTTGTAGTCTTTGTAAATGCGGAAGATTCTAATATGTTTTTAGGTTTATTTGTAGATAAAGTATCATCAATTGAAAAGTCGTACAAGCTTTTTATTAAGTACAATGTTTCTGCAAATGATGCTATTTTATCTCCAGACTTAGACCAATTATATTTACTGTGACTTATCAAGCCTCTAATAAAACCAATAGTGTTATTTATAAAACTTTTTTCACAGTGATGCGTGTAGCATATCCAATTTCCAACATGTGTATTACCAGATGTAAAAATATTAAATGCAGTTTTATTATCTCCACCATGTATTGGGCATGGGCCAGAAAGATAAGCATCTGTATAATTTAATTCAATATCGAAGTGATTTAAAACAACATCTATATTTTTTGAAATTATTTTATTTGCTAGTTTAAAATCAATTTGTTCCTGAGATTTCATCTGGTAATTCCTCTATTTGAAAACCGTTATTAATTCTTGTTGATCTAAGTTGATGAAATTCATTTCTAGTTGGACCTTCAGTTATTCTTCCGTATTCATAATTTGCAGATATGTTTATATAATCACCAGCATCAATACCTTTGCCATGTCTTGCAACAACTGGTATTAGTTTTAAATTATATGAAACATTATTCTGAGAAACACTTTCATCTGCCATTTCTTCTTCTGTTTTACGCTTATATATTGAAAAATTGCTGCACAACCACAAAATTCTATCGGAACCTGATGCAACATCTGTATCCTCTCTTGTTATGCCATCTCTATTTAATTGAGTAAAGGCTAAACAAGCAACACCATACTGAACCATAAAATTGTGAAGGCTTGTCATTAAAAAACCTAACGCTTGATATTCAGCAATGTTTTTTGATATTGTTCCATCATCCATCAATTTTATATAGTCTAGAACTATCAAACATGGCTTTGCTTTACCAAAATCATCTAAACCAACATCTTTTATAACCCATCTTCTAGCAAGACTTAAAACTTCATCAAAGCTTTTTCCAGCAATAGACTTATACTTAAACGGCATATCTTTCAATGCTTTTGAAGCATCGTGAACCCTTTTCTTTTTTGAGGAATCTTTTGAAAAAGAACCATTTTCAATTTCCTCAATTTTAATATTTCCAATACAAGCTAATAATCTATGCCAATGATCTTTCGCTGTCATTTCAGTGTCAAACATTAAGACAGGTATACCTTGTTTAGCAACATTCATTGCAACATTATCTGCAAAAAATGATTTGCCTGTTTTCATCCTTGCACCAATTAAATTAACTGTGCCTGGCCTAAGACCACCACCAATAGCCCTATCGTAAACTTTAAATCCAGATGAAATGCCAAGTTGAGATATTGGATTATCTTCTAAAAACTTTACATATTCATCTAGACCTTCAGATATTTCTTTTGGGGTTGGATCTTCTGCATTCGAAATTTTAAAAGTTTGATCTAAAACAGTTGCTTCTGCAAGAGAAACTATTTGCGAAATAGGTTCGTCACCTGTCATGCCCAAAAGCTCATTTGCACAATTAGATAAGTTGTAAGCTAAAGTCTTAGCAATTTGCATCTTTTTTAATTTTGCTGCTGCTTTTTTAGCATTAACTATTTCAACTGGCAATAATGTCAAAGATCTAAGATATTTAGCTTGATCATCTTTTTGAAAAAACTGCTGTATTTTTAAAGAATTTGCTACGGCTATAATTGATGGTATATCAGCTTTTGAATCTTTTTCATTTACTATTTTTACCAAGCACTTATATATCGCAGATGTTTCATCAGAACTAAAACTGTTTTCATCAACAATATCGCAAATTTCAATATAGCAATCATAACCCTTTTGAAAAAGAGCAGCCAATATAACTCTTTCAGACGCAACATCGTTCATTATCTACTCGAATTTCTAATGCACTTAATGCATGTAAATGGTGCTGATTCAGAATCAATTGTTCTAAACTTATGTTCTTCTTTTGTTACCTTCATAACGCACCCACACCTAGAACATCTTACTTCACAAAAATGATCGCCTTCTTTGAATGGTTGCCTATAACTTTTATTAGAAGGCTTTTGATTCTTTTCTATGAAGCCCGACTCAAGTGTTAAATCATCAACAAACTTATTGGCTGTTGGTGCAACTAAAGATTTGCTTCCGACAGAAGCCTTGTTAGATAAAAAATTAACTTGTTTGACTGGAGTAGATAAAACAACAAATTCTTCATCGCCAGCTAAAACATCTAATGCTTTTGACACTAATGCCCAATCTTTGTTTCCAACTGCTGTTTTCAACATATTAACGAGATTCATTATTTCTCCTTTTTGAATAAGCTAAATTTGACAAAGATTCAGCAACTTTTTCAAGTCTAATCGGTAAATATTCAATTCTATCTATTCTTGCTTGTATTAAAGCAGATAGCTTTTTTATTTTCTTTGCATAATCGTTGTCTTTTATACACAAAGCCATTCTTTCTTCTGCTGAAAAATATCTGTAGTCTGAAAGATTATTCGCTACAACGCTTAAAATCTTTTCGTTGCACCATCTTAATTTTGTTTTTTCTTTATTTATAACTCTGCTTATATGAAAAGAAAAACTATTAAGTAAAACACATGACTCTGAGCATTGTTCACTGCTCATTTTTGATAAATCATCTTGCGATAAGTATAAGTACTTTATGCATGTGAACTCTTTATCAGAAGGAATTGGTGTTAAGCCAATAGTTAATTCATATTTTTCTAAAGCAAGATCAATTTTTTGTTCTTCAGTCAAGTTCAATTCTTGATTGCCATTGCTCGGTTGATTCATTAAATGGTAACTCCACAAGAACTATTCCGTTAATTAAACACCATTCTTTCTTCTTATTGTCATTCGCCTTTGATGCCAAAAAGTTTAGCTGTGTTCCATGAAAGAAGGGAACAAATTTATAATGCTGTTCCCCATGAACTTCTATGATTTTATTTCTTAATGGCAACCAAAAATCTGCGTACAAATTTCCAGATCCAGGCAAATGAACTTCTTCAAGTATTCTATCTACTGGATATAAAGATTTAAGCAACACCCTAGTCCTTATGTGTAATTCCGATCTTTTTCTTTCATCACTTATGTCTGGCATTTGACCATAAAATGACCAAGAATGCATTCTTCCGTCTAAACCTTTTATTTTCATGATAAAAGACCTTTTATTTCTTGCTCAAGAACTTTTACCCATAAAGGATTTTCAAGCAGTAGCCTATAAAGCTTTTCTGCACCTTGGGTTTTAACTTTTCTTATTGTTGCATCATCCCATTCTTTTGAATCCAATAATTTTAAATGCCTTTGCATAAAATCAAGGGTCATCCAAGCACCAGCTTTAGCTATAAGGCCAAGCTGACAACCAAGATTTATTGCTTCATATGTATTATCAATACCAATACCGTAACGAATATAGCTGTCAATTTCCATTCCTGGTGAACCTAAAGCACAAGATTCAATTAACCAATGAACCTGTTGTCCGATTTGTTTTTCTTTGCCTTCTATGCCAACATTCCAAGCTTTATCAAATTTAACTCTCATTTGAACATCTGCTTGATACTGCAATGTTCTAGAGCCTTTTTCTGTATAACCACCATACATGCCTTGAGATTGGGTTAAGTGCATAATCGCCCAAACAATGCAATTTTGTACTGGCACTATATTGGCTGCTTGTCTGCAAAAACCAGCAAAAAGCTTATTACCAGCCCCTCTATTCTCATACCCAATGCCCTCATCCATCTCTTTTTCATCACATAGAGCAGAGACACTATCTATGATAATTAAACTACCAGGATGTGTATTGATAGCTTTAAAGGCCAGATTTAAGTAGTCCTTTGCGGAAAGAATCTTATCTTGAGTAGACCTATAGATTGTCATCTTGTCTAAATTTAAGCCAGCTATACCCTTTAGATTCATAGGCTTCAATCGACCTTCAATGTTCAGATAATACACATGTCTACCACCATTCTCAGGTTTTTGACATTGTGCAGCAAAAGAAAGTGAGGTCAAGGTGTTATGTGTAACTATAAAGTTGTTAGTTAAATACAAACCATCTTTAGTGTTTATAGTAATACAAACACACTCTTCTTTTCTTACTTTTTTTACAGATATTATTTTTCTTTCAAATTTATTTTTTCTTTTTTGTAAAATGTTAAGTTTTAATATGCAGACATATCTTTTTGAACCTTTGTTCTTGTGAACAGAGTAGTTGCCTATTCCACCTAAAGATTGAACGAGTGTGACAATATCTTCTGCAAGTCTTTGACTTGATACTGTAATAGTCAAGCTTTTATCTTTAGTTAAATATCCAGCTACTTTTAAAATGCCAGTTATTAATCTTGTTCGATTATAAACGCCATCAAATAAATATTTTGGGGGAATAAACTTTTGGTTATTTGCAATATTAAAAAGTCCAAGCTTTATAAAAGGATTAGAATTTTTAGCAGAGATTTTTTTGGATTCATTGTCATAAACTATATATTTTTTATCGCTATCAGACATTTCATTCATAATATCTAAATCTTTTTCAAGAGTTACATATGTTGAATTTTTTCCAAAAATTCCAGCACCAAGAAAAATGCCCATTATGTATGGAGAAATCTCTTTAGTTGTTTCATTAAACAATGCAGGAGTAGAAATTGGTATAGAATATTTTGCTACTTTTCCAGACTTGTAATAAATATCATTGATAAAATCTTTAAGTTGTCTAA